ACATACCTTCAATAAGGATAATAGGAGCGTCCCAGTTTATGTATAGTTCTAAACCTATTGCTGATTTAGCATCGGTAGGGGGATTTTTATATTTTTGCATTCCATCTTTATATGCACGAGCAATAAAATAATTTATTACTCCATTTTCATCATATGACGGGATTATAACTCTATCTTTATACGGTCCATCATTACAAAACCCGATGTTATATTTTATTATATCATCAGCTGTTATACCTCTTGTTTTTAAGAACTGAAGGGCGTGTTTAGAGTCTATTTGTGTTAATCTATTTAGTTTATTTGTGTTAACTAATGGAATAAATTCTTTAGGTAATGCTAATACAGTAACATCTTGTTTATAATCAGTTCCGCTAGGAACGATAATCATATTTAATTCTGCTAACTTAGTGGCGGGTACTTTAGCGCTTTTAAGGAGAGATCTAATGGTTTTACCTTTAGCTTCACACACCCAACAATGCCATGGATTCTCTTTTTTTGCGTTTGTTATGCAATTGATTTCCATTTTATTTTTATGATGAGTACAAAATGGACATTTAAATGAGTAATTACCGCGACTAGTCTTGCTACCCTGTCCTAATATAGATTCCAGTAAAATTATAAGTGCAGCATTTTCCATAACCTCAATATACGAAGTTGTTTTGCCTATACAAAGTCTTTACGGAAGTATTTACCTCCTATATTGTCGTTGTAGCTTTCAGTAAATAGTACTGAGTGTTGTATTTGGTATTGTATTTCGTAGAATGTAAGTTGTTTTTTAGTAGGACAGAACTTTAATATTTCGCGTTCGAATTTATCCTTACCTAATAATTTAACGTCAGCTAACAATTCCTTAGATGAACCCCAATATTCACGCCAGCCACTGTCGACTTGTTCTACTTTAGTAGTTGGTTTACGGCCACGTGCTACGGGCTGTTCAGCTAATTCTTTTTTAGTAAGTTTTTTCTTTTTATTATGGACAAATGATTTTCTACCAATGTAGAATTTATTTGTCTCTATATTAGTGATTTTATAAATAAAACCATAATTGTCTGTTGTAAAGTCATCCTGTAGTGGAATGTATTCGTATAACCAATTATTCATAAACTATGTATCGTATTTAACTATAAATGTTGTATCAGTATCAGGAGATAACATTATTGGTTTACCCAATTTAGCTACCATTAATAGCTCATTATCATCGTTATATAAACCGACTGTTGTGGCATATGGATAGAATGATGATCCTGTTGCAAAATCTTTTAATGAGCCTGTAGTATAGCTACCTGATAGTAGAGTTGGGTTGTATGATAAATTATATTCACTTTCCTTTATAATACATCGTACTTCATTTTCGTAGATAATATGTTCATTTTGAAATGATATAGATGATGATGTAGATAATATATTTTGATATAATCCTGATTGGTTAGTAAGTATTGCTATACCATGAGCATAAAATATGTTACCAACATGGATTGAGGAGGAAGTATTGCTACCTGTCAAAAAGTAAGAAGCACTTATATAATTTGTTAATATATAATCATCCCATCCTGCTCCTAATAATCCATATAGATTTCCATTTCCATCATCTATAATATTAACTTGTGAAGATGATATATTAAAGCTATAAGGTAATATTTTTGTACCGAATATATTATGATTGATATTTATTACACCAATTGTATTACCGGAAGAAGTAGGAAAATTCTGAATTAATAATGGATTGATGTTATAGTCAAAATAAGATGCAGTTGGTCTATTTTGAGATGCAGATTCATAAGTATCAACATTAAACATTAATGAACCTGTATTTAATAAACTACCACTGTATGATTGATAAAATATATGGTTCATAGAAGTAAATATCAAAGATTGATATTCACCGTTAGTAGTAGTAGAACCATTCTTAGTGAATGGTTCATTTGTACCTTGGTAATAAACTATACTAGTATCGTTCGGTATTGTATTGTAGTTAAATACCCATCGCTTATTTGCAGCGTATTGAGTTGTTGTAACGTCGGCCTTGTTTAATCTTTTGAATGATGACATGCATTAATAATCTAATTTGATTCTAATTAGGGCCTCTTTTGTGAAATCTTTAGTTAATGGTTTACTTAATTTAGCTACTGCTACTAATTCATTATTATCATTATACATACCTACTGTTGTAATATATGTTTGAGGATTATCAATTAATGTAGTGTATAATAAATTACCATTATCATCTATGATTGATGGATTTGAAGTATAGTTAAACTCACTATTCTTAATACGTGTAAAGAAATAACGTGATGATATTACTTCTTGTGATTGTGCTTTAAAACCAGTACCAGCAACATTAGTGGCAGCTGATGCTGATATTGAGGTATATAATTTGGTATGATTATATACTGATGATGTTGCTTGGCTTGGTACTTGAATATATGGACTTAATGTTCCGGATGCGTTTAATATAATTACTCCTAAATCGGGTAGCATCATACCATAATATACTGTTGCTGCGCTACTTGTATATGCACTACCATTACTACCACTGATTATATAATATATTCTATTTTCACCAACAAAACGTGTTAATGAAGTTGTATTACTATCATCTGTTAAATTAATAGTAGCACTTCCACTTTTTAATGATAAATTAAATGTACCCTGTTGAATGGATTGTTTATATCTATTTCTAGATATATTAATAGCATATATATCACTAGCTGTTGTAGCATAATTATCAAAACTGAAGTTTGTATTTTCAGTTCCAAAAACTAAGTTTCTATATTGTCCATAAACAGTACGTGATGGAGAATATCCTACTGTAGATGGATTTATTGGTGCTGAACCAGATCCATTAATATTACCATATTGAATATCGAATTGTACTTCTGCATTTGTGGCTGAAGATGCTGTTTGATATACATCTAAATAATATTCAGTATTATTACTAGCTGTAGCGAATGTAGATAAAGTGTAGGTGTCACTTGTCCACATTGGGCGAACTACGGTTTCTGCACTTATTACTGAGTCTTCAGTATTATATCTTGAAAATGACATATTTTATTTTGGTTTATGCTTTTGTAATATTAATAGGAATAGTAATTCTAGCACCGCTATCTCTACCAATTACTGTAATTGTAGTAGCTAATGTTGTTAGTGATGTACCAAATAGTGTATTAACAGTTGTTCCAGTCATAGTAAATGATGTACCTAATGCTGATTTAGATAATACAGCCCCTGTAGTTGTATTTAATGATGGATCACCAACTGTTGTAGATGTAATACCTGTACCTGTAAATGATGATAATAATCTAATATCAGATATTGTAGCTACATATCCATTAGCTTCAAATGTACTTGTAGCACCTAAATAATTAAGTGTTTGTGGAGTAATTGTTAATGAAGCACCTTGTTTAAGTGTAATTAAAGTAGAACCTAAACTAATAACAGGCATACGAGATGTACCACGAGGAAGTGTTACTAATTTGTAACGCATAATTTGTGTATCATTTGGAAATGCTTGAATTACAGGCATATTCTCAATTGCTTCGCCATAGAATGCAGAACCGGATGGGTGTGAAGGATTATATAATGTATAATCAATTTCATCATCTGCTAATGAAAATTGTGTTATTTGAAATGATCCGTCATTACGAGCCAATAATTCACGACCCTTTGTAGTTAAAACTGCATCTACGGTTACTGTTGTAGGATTTAATATTGCCATGTTTAATGTTTATTGTATATACTATAAATATATTAAAATTTAATTCTAATTATGAAATTCCGGATAAATCTGTTATAGAGAATATTGCTTGATAACTATGAAATTCTTCTGGTGTGAAAGTATATGATGATGAATCATTAATACTAGATATATCTATTACATTAGTTCCATAAGTAGTATCGTTTATAGTTAATGCTGTAAAATAATAACTTCCACTACCATATACATTTACTAAATAATCCTCTCCTATTACTAATGAAATTCCTCCTTCATTGTTCTCATAACTTTCGCTTACATAAACTATATTATTTATAACATCATATATAGAACATCCACTTCCACTTAATTGTCCATCTGTGAAAGTAGTGGGTACTGTAAAAGTATAGGATAGACTTGTATATATTATGGATGATGTAGGAGTTGGGGTTGGGACAAGGGTAGAACTAGGTATAGGAAATGGTGGGAAGTATAGATTAGTACTTTCTATAGGGAAAGATGCAACTTGTATACTACTACTATAAGCATATATTCTAAGACTACCTAATGTTGTTCCAAAATCCGATCCACTAGTTTCATATGCACTAGCTGTTATAGATACATTACTAATATTACTCCATGTTTGGATTAATGTTGAATCACTCCCCCCATCATATAGTTCTAAGCTTTGTGAAGCTGGTGTGTAGTATAAACTTTGCATTATTGTAAAGAAGTATTAAGTGTTTTAAATATATTACCTACATTATTTTTTATTATATCATTTGCATCATATGGGATTAATATAGTTTGTGATACATCTCCAAGTTGTTTTCTATAATTTATAATTATAGAAGTTTCGTTTGGTTTTGGTCTTAAAATAGCAAAACTTTGAGCATTATTAAAAGATCCAGTATCTATTGTTCTATCTAATGTAGCGTATGTTTGTCCTGAAGATGTATATGTATTTAATATTTCATAATATATTGGATTTAGATTATTAAATTGCCCTACTCTTAATAAATCCTGTTTTTGTATTCCAAAATAATCTACTACAGGTGAGTAATAATTACTAGCAGGAGCTGATGGTGTAAATATAGCATCACTATTAATTAAAGATTGGGCTGTTGAATTAAATACTATACTATTAGAAGATGCTGTTATAAATAGTGGCGGTATTTGACTATATGTTGAAGTATAGTTATATTTTGTAAATGTAGTGACTTTATCATATATTTCAAAAAAAGCTGAGGGTAGTTTAAATCCATTAAATTCAGGGGGGACTCCGTTTATATTAAAAGAAAAGAGACTTGTGCTATAAAATAAATTTTCATTACTGTCTAATAGGTAAAATTGAAATCTAATATAATAATTTTCTTCTAGGGATATATTATCTTCATTTAATACACAATCAAAAAGATTACCTATAGTATCTGTATTATCATATCTAATAGCGTTATAGTTTTTATTATATATTACATTACCATTTATTTTAATAGGATTAATATATGTAGTAGCTATTGGTATCCAAGATAATTCATCATTGGGATTAATAGATTTTTGTACTATTCCCATTATCTTAAATTGTATAGGACCATCACCTATATTTTTCCCATCATCATTATATCTAAACCAAAAAGGAATACTTCCACTTAAATGATATGTACTTGTTCGTGGTACTTTATATAAATAATTATTATAAGTATTAGAATAAGAATCAGGATTAGGTTCATTATTATACGCTGTTGAGGTAGTAGTATTACTAAAATTTAATACATTAAACGCATAGGTATATCCATTAGCAGTACTACGCTTTCCATCAAATGTTGATGGATATTTATGGTTTGTTGCATCTATGTTTATATTATTTTGATGATTCCAAAGACTTTTACCTATTTTATTATATGATAATATATTATTATCCAAAGGGGTTAATACATTATTTATCCAATATAATGAATCACCATTAACACCATTACCACCATTTCCTTTTTGAGTTGCTGGTTTATTAGGATCTATTTTTATTGAATTACAACAATCACCAGCAAGCCATCTGTAAGAATCTAAATTATATGCTTTTATTCCTAAATAAGCCGATGTTGAACTTACTATATTATCGTGAGTAAAAGTTAATGTTTCGTTTGCCTCTCTATATAATAGAGGATCATATGAATATCCACCCCTAAATATAGTTTTAAGACCATTTAAATTTGTTTGATTTGATGGTTTTTGTACATCAGATATTGATAATAATACTGGTGTTCCTGATTTAAATGTATTTTGTACTTCACAAAGATTAGTATTAGCTAATGATAATTCAATTAATGAAGTACTACTATCAACTAAATATTTTAAATCGATAGTGGTTTTATCATAAAAATTTAAACTTTGACTTGGTATATTCTTTACCCAAGCTACTTTAAGTGATTGAAGATCAATAGCTGCTCTTTTACCATATGATTTATCACCAATATATGTTGAAGATGCTGATGTATAGGTGTTATATATTGCACTAGTTACTTTAGAACCTTCATAGCGTGATATTTGATATGATCTTAATGATAGATTTGAGTCTTGTAATTCAACGCTACTAGTAATACTACCTGTTGTACCATAAATATATTCTATACCTTTACGTTTATTAGATGTAACGTTTTTAGAAACATTATTCAATAATACGTTCCAATCGGAATGGTTAAAGCTATTTAAGTTAATACTTTGAGATATAGTATGTTGTGAATTGTATACGTCCCAATCACCTAAATATTGATTATAATTATCGGTAAAATATTGATGTACATCTACTACACTACCACTTAATTCCCCTGTAAAATAGGGTTTCTTATCACCGGTTAAGTTATTATATAGTGGACTATATTGTGGTGTTATACTTGCTGTATTAAATTGTGCTGTATGTACACTTTGTGTATTGCTAGTTGTTGGGTTAGCAAATGATGTTTTGTTACGTTCTAGTACTGGTGAATTAATTGTTACTCCTGTTGATAAACTAGTACGTTCAGGTGTAAAATCAGCTAACATTTTGAATAATGAATTATCAAAATAATCTATTAATCTAATAAATCCATTATAATCTAATAATGAGCTCGTAAATCCTGGGTAGGCTTGAGTGAATGGATTTAAAGTACTAATATCAATATCCTCTGCAGTATAATAAGGAATATAATTATCATTTATTAATGGTAATTGCCAAGTAGTACTATTAATAATAGTATTAGTAAATGGAGTTGTAGGGACTGAAATACTACTAGATGCTGGGTTATATAAGTAAGAGCCTTTTATTGCTTTTAGGTTGGTTAAATATCCATTTAATTCAAGACCATAATCTGGTATATTGCCTATAAAATTTGTCCATCCAGAGAAGTTAGTATTATTTGTTTGTATACCACTAGTACTTCTAACTCCATCTAACCATGCTGTTTCTTTACTACCACTTCTAGAAATAGCAACATGGTGCCATTCTCCTAATGTTATAGATGGAAAACTATAGCCATAAGTAACTTGACTATCAAATTGATCTATAAATAGACTATTATTTTGTTTATAGAATGATAAACCCCCATCACTTATGTTTGTTGAATCTTCTCCTAAAATAGAAGAAGTATTAGATGTATTGAAATAAACCCATGTTTCTATAGTATAATCTGATGTACCGAATTTAATACCGTTATTGCTTGTAACTTGTATTTGAGATGCATCCTCAGCAAAAAATACACTACCTGAGTTGAGAGATAAACTACCTGTATTACCTGTTTGGTAATATGAAATACGTTGATTATTTAAATCGGAATATGAATTATTATATTGTTGTCTAGGATCACCTATATAGTCATCTAAGCTCCATGTAGGATTATTTACAGATATTGATTCTGAAATATAAGTATCAATTTGTGCTTGTGGTGAAAATGATATATCTACATAATGCATATCATTATCTCTAAACGCAGATGATGCTGTAGGGAATGTTTGTAGACTTAACATAGAAGATAATACACTACCTGTTATAGTATTTTGTACTATTCTTACTTTATCGTTATTATATCCATTTATTAATCCAGCTTTAGTAGAACCACCAAATTCTTTAACATTTAATATACTACTTGTAATACCAAATATTGTATTAAGATGTTCTAAACCAGCAACTGTACCTTTAGTTTTAACTAATAGTGGTAAGTTATGGTAAATGCGTTTATATAGTTCTGATGTTAGATCTTTACGAGGTATATTATTTAGGTAGCTACCTGTAATAGTAAAGTTATTATCAAATATACTACTACCAGTATTAGCTCCTATTAAGTATTGGCTTACACTTTCACCAGCTTGACTATTATATAATTTAATACCTAATGATTTTAATCGCTCATATACTAAATCGTTAGATATACCATAATCTAAATTATTATTTGCTAAATTAAGATCAGTTATTGATTTTATATATACCCAAATATCATCAAAATAATTTCCAATCATATTAAGAAATAATAAGAAAGGAGCATTAGTATCATCTTCAGTTAAAAATGGTGGTATTGCAAATTCTAAATTATCATAATTATTCTGATCATAATCTTCAGCAACTAATATTAAATTATTATACCATGCTGTTACAGTACTATTAGTAGTAGATAATAAAATATATGGTTTTAAAGATCCTGATTTAGGCCAAGCATATGAACTAGATTCAAAATATAAATAATATTCATACCCATCAAATTGAGTAGTAATATCTTTTATATTAGATGTATATTGATTAATTTCTGTAATTAAACTAGGGATAGATGATGTTTGAGGAGTATAAGTACTTATTAAAGTATTATAATCTTCAATTTGCTTAGCTTTAACATGAAAATTAATTACACGTTGTTTTGCTGATCCAAAAAATACAAAATTATTAAAATCTGTATAATCAACATTTATATCGGCACTTTGAGTAGCCATCAGATTTAATACCTGGTAGTATGATTTATTTTGTAGACTAGATATTAAATTAGAATATGTACCATATGCTGTAGCTATAGTACCTTGGTTTTCAATAGGAATATCAAAATTAGGACCACGCAATGTTGGAGGTGGTGGAGGTGTAATTAATTTATCTAAATTTATATCAAAAATATATGGATTTACTTTTTCTTCAACAACCCATAATTGTGTTTTTTCTTGTACACTTAGTGGTAACGGTTGATATAATTTAAATAATATCTCATATCCAGTAGTAGCTTTATTTAAAGCAACATTAACAGCTACGTATTGTTCATTATCACCAAAATTTAATAAATAATCTACATAATAATCAGAGTTATTTATTTCATCTATAATAGAATTTACAACTGATTCAATTTCATCATTTATTAATGTAGTAGAGGCTAATCTTATTTCAGTCCTATCTGCTGATATTTCTTTAATAAATAAAGCCTGGTCAGTGCTATTTGATATTTTATTTTTAAATAAATTATATTTAATAATAAATTCACCAGAAGAATATCCTTCATTTTGAATATCCATTACCGGATCTATTTCTATAATAGGATATAATGAACTTATAGGGTTAGATAAGGTGGATACAACTCCTATATTAGTAGTTTGTATATTACCTGTAGTATTAGGTTGAGTATTAGTACCTGGTTTTAAAGTAGCATCAGATGGTAGTTTATAGCTAAGATAGTTATAATTTGTACTTAGTAAATTATTACCAATATCATATAAGTAAACTTCAATATAATCACCAGTTTCACCAAAATTTTCTTGTAAAATTCTAGAAGAGATTAAATTAGTATCCTCACTAGAATAACGTGAAACTGTTGTAGTGTTAAGAATATTACCTACTATTTTAATATTATCCGCCATTATTTAATTGTTTTACTTAGATCACTAAGTATAGTTTGAGTGTCTAATACCTGTTGTCTTAATGATGTTATTTCATCTAATAACGCTTGTATATCATCTTGATTAATTATAACCCCTAGATATTCTGCTTCTCTTTCTAATATAAATCTATGTGAATCTGTGTCTCCTTCTTCAGGAATTTGATAAAATAATTGATCATATAGCACAAAAAAATCATCTACAGTAACCTCAGTAGTTCCTTTTGTTAATAGCTGATTGAATTGAGTATCAATTACTTTACCAAATGTATCTTTATCAAATACTTGTTTTTCTATAGGAATTTGAGACATTATCGTTTAACTTTAAAGTAGTAATTTTCATCAAATATTATTATTTCACCATTAGATAAGATAGTTTTAAATAATAATTTATAATATCTTTCTGGTTCTAGCCCATTCATATAGATATCAAAATAACTACTATTAGAATCACAACTAATCTTTGTATATGATGTATCGTAATCTACGACCATTTCATCGGTATCCAAATCTTTTATTGACCAGTATGAAGAAGAAGGTAAAGCGTAATTTGCTAATGCAAACGAAAATGAACTAGTAGTAAATGTTCTTGGTGGAAATTTAGGTCTAGCTTTAACTCTAAAACGCTGTACTGAATCTTGTTGGTATTCTCCTTTATTGTTACCTATACTAGTAATATATAGATCTGAATCTAATACTGATAGTGAACCTGTATTGTATACTGAATCATTCCATCTTATTTCTAAGCAGGGAGGATAGATTGTATGGGTATTAGAAGAAAAATATTTAGTTTCAAATTTAGACGCTGTAGTAAATTCAATTGATCCACTATGTTTAATAATAAATCCATAATTAGCTATTTTATTAGTATAACTTGCACTTACTGCATTTGTTATTCTTAATTCAATATCATTATCTGTTGTAGATGTATATGTAAATGATTGAGTAGCTTCATAACTAGAAGCAGTATACCATAATCCACCACCTACATTTCCTGTAGGAGAATATGAACTTGTTGTTCCTGATATTATAGAAGTAGTCCATGTATTTCCATCTAATTGATTAGTATATTGCCAACTAACTCCATCTGTAGTAATAGGTGAGTTAGATAATCTACCAGTACCCATATTCCAATCTACTGCCAATGGATGTGTTTGTATAGTATAACTAAGAGGTATCTGAGATGTATTGGCGTTATATAATTTTAAATAACAATCAAAAGCAGATGATGATACTTTACTAAATATAGTATTAATATCGGCAGATGGAAATTTAATTAATATTCGCGATACCTCGTTTGTGCTTGTAATAGACTGAAATGTGCTAAGCTCTAGTATTTCATCAATCCCTGTATTTAGGGTTGGATAATATGAATAGAGTGTAGCACTTTTTTCAGGAAATATTTTATATACTGACATAGTTAGATGATTACTACATATAAATATGACAGCTTATTACTTTTTAAACTAATAATGAGTAAAATTCTTTAAAGTGTTTGATACGATCAGCTAAACCAATAGTACCACCGTTCACTCTCCTAGTCACAGAAGTAACTACTGCATCAGTAGCTCCACCGTCTGCTATCTTATGTAAGCCGTTCTTATAAAAGAACCAAGCTGCTGATAGTAATGGATACTTAGTAGCAACTAAATCAGGTTGTTCAAGAATATTCTCTACTACTACATTATCAAAAGCTGTGTAGTTATCTTTACCAGTTAGTTGAATATAGCCTCTACCTCTAAATTTATAACCTTCTCCTGTAGCTTCTACTCCGTTACCCATTCTCCCACCGTATACTAGGTTAGCAATCTTTTCTGGTTTACGTTCGTACAAAGCTGCTTTAGCATCTGTTGGAAAGTATTTACCAAAGATACCACGTAAGCCTTTAGCTCCGTAGTTTAAGTTTTCGTTTACTGCTTTGAATCCACCTGATTCATGTCCTGCTTGAGCTAGAAAGTGCGCTAAGCGCAGTGGTGTGTTTAATTCAAATTTTGCGATTGTGTCTGGTAACATTGCTATAACGCTATCAGGAATGTGTTCTCTTAGTTTTTCTAGATTCATTTTACTTTATTTTTATTATAGTTAATATTTAACATATTAGAGTAGTACTTCCTAAACCTAAAACTCTACCTTGTATATCAGTGTCAGGATATCTAACTTCAAATATACTTGGATCTACTGAAGGGTATATGTTGCTTTGTCTAGTTGCTCCTGGTATGTCGTATGCGTATGGAGAATAATTTCCTCCTTGTTTATTAGTTATCTCAATTTTAACTACAGATTGTACTCCTTTTACTTTTACTAAATTAGAAATAATATCGGATATAGATATAGGTTGATTAATAGTCCATTTATTTATATCAAAATAATTTTGTAATGATAGAATACAATTAGTTACAACATCATTATTATTATAATCTCTTTGTACGGTAATATCAAAATCTACACCTATGTTAATATAAAATGCATCTTTAATATTAACAGCATCCGTAACCATTCTATATTGATTAATATAAGTAGCTAAGTTAGATTTTAATGTATTAGTAGCTGTTGTTAATTTTTTATTATCATCATAAGCTAATACATACATATCTAATGATAGTGGGTTACGCATTTCCGTAGTAGATACAGTTGATGTAGGTATCATTTCTTGAGCTACATCTTGTGTAACGTATACTTTAGCAACATTACCATAATTAGCAGGTAGTGATAAGGCTCGAACTATATAATCTTCCCTAGTTACAGCACGTAATTGTGATTGATATGCATATAAAGCATTATTGCGTATTTCTTCAACTTCATCAGCACCTCTACCACCTGAAGCTACTCCGGGATTAGTTGAGGCTATACTTGCTTTAATTTGATCTGCTAATGTTCCCGTTACTCCACTAGGAAAATAAACTCCTAATGTATTAATTGAAGTTAAGTCATTTGATGATATATTTGATGTTATTCCACCACCTACAAGATATCTAACAGTAATATTATTGCTTGGAGCTAAACCATATTCTTGTGTAAAGAATACATTAGCTTTATTATATCCAGTCAATAAATTAGATATACCTGGTATTAATCCTAATTGAATATTATCAGGATTAGGTAATAGTGTACCATCAGATGCATTAGCTACTCCAGCTCCAAATTCTAATTGTAATGTATCATCTGATAAGAATCTTGAAACGTAGCGACGAGGTACTTTAGTATAGTTAACTAAATATGGAACACCATCACTTCCGGATGTTGGATTAGCTATAGTTGTTAATATTGATGATTGAGCTAGATAGGGTACTTCATACCATTTATTACTACTAGCATCGGTTGCATCTAATATTTGTAATATATTAGTATCATTAATAGTTGCTATTTGAAATTTTTGTGGCGTACTAAATTGTAATGTAGTAGATTTAATTTCTGCTGATATGGCAGTAACTGATTTTTTAAGTAGAAAATAATTTGTATCTACGAATGTTATTTCAGTATTAGTAGTATTAGTAAAATCTACTTTATCAATGATTAAAAATTTAGTACCAGTACTAACTGATGTTATTATTGTATTTTCTGGTATAACTAAACCATATTGTAAATTAGGAACACTTATACTTCCTGAAGATGGTATAAGTTGAAATATATCTACTATTGTATTAGATGCATATGATACTTTAGGAGAATAACCTAAACCATAAGATAAAGCAAATAAATTTTCTCGCTCTTTAGCATATAATAAAAAATTCTCTTGTATTTGAGTATCAGTATAGAATGATGTTACATCACCTATATATGAAGCTAATTCAATAAATACCGCTCCTGGATTTGCATCTGAGAAATCATTATATGAATTAGGAAAATATGTTTTAGTATAATTTATAAGATTTGTCTTAAAATCACTAAATGTCTTATTTAAATATGATATTTTATTATCTGCCATTTTATATAAATTGTACTGTAATTTGATCTGATGTTCCTGAAATTCTTAGTCTATAATTAACGGTTATAGATATACTATTATTATCTTTATTTAAATTTACTATAGTTTCTGTTATTATTATTTCAGGAATAAACATATTAGTACCTGTTACAATTAAGTCCTGTATAATAGGTATTATGTCATCTGTAAGGCCTTCAAATAATATGTTTCTAAGTCCTAAACCAAATTCAGGATTGAATATTCTTTCACCTTTATTAGTAAGTATTAAATTAATTAAATTAGATTTAATTTGATCAGCAGTACTATATGTACTATTAAATGGCCCCGAAGGACCATTAAATGGAAGAGATACCCCAATCGCGATATTTTTTCGCAAATCTAAAGGATTAACACGTACTGTAGTAGGTATAGGCATATTAATCTAAATTTCTTAATCCTGATCTATCAGCATGAGACATATTAGCGGCTGAATCGTTTAAGAATGCTAAATATGGGTTTACTCGTTCTCCAGTTGCTTCATCAACAGCATCAATTACTTCTAATTTGGTAGATTGTTGTGGTTGTTGAAAACCAAACTCAGCTCCCATTTTAGCCATTAATGAATTACGTACATCTCCGGATAATGGAGTTACGTTAGCGCTAGTAAAACTCATTGTTCTATTTTCACTAAGTTGTTGTTTATTTTGCTTAGCTAATACTTCGCTAATAATATCTGGTAGATCTTCATATAGAGCTTCAGTTACTGCGTCTTTAATTAGTTTTTTAAATAGTTTAACGTTCATGTGTATAAATATTTAGCCTTGTAAATTTTGTTGATCTATAATAAGTTTAAGTTGTTCTATTAAGTCGTTTGGATCTTGTGTGAATGAGTAATCACTTTTTACTATTTCTGTTCCATTACGATTAATTGCTACGGCGTAACGACGTTTATTACCTCTTACATTGAAAATAGGATTATCTTCTTCTTTTAAAGCAAATGTAAAGTTCTTATATGGATTAATATTAGAATTAGTTCCAAAAGTAATATTATTATTAAGATTAGGTATAGTAGCAGCTGCAGTTGCGTCTATTTTTAATATAGCATCACGTAGTTGAGATTTTAAATCTTCTAAATCATTAATTGCTTGTTGAAATATAGGAATTAGTATAGCTAATATTGATTTTATAGCATCTATTATAGCTTTAATTTTATCAATAATTACTTTTAATCCGGGATTTAATGCTATTAATGGTGTTAATATTGATATTATAATACTTAATAATTCTAATATAGTATTTATTACTTCAAGTTGTTTATTTATAGCTTGTAGTTTATTTTCTTGACTACTTATTACAGATAAAGCCGCATTTTTTAAAGTTATTGCTTGAAGTACTTGATCCTTTGTATTAGCTCCATCTACTATAATATTTGTTTTTACTACTAAGTCTTGTAGTTTAGATTTTTGCTCTGCTAATATTTTAAGTAATGCTGCTAATAATATACTAGATAATATTATTGCTATTTTTTTCTCAGGTGGTTGTGGAGCTTGAACTACTTGTATATTTCGTTGAGCGTTTGCTTTTAAAGTATCTGATTTAGTTTTAACTTTATCTTTTTCTATTTTAGAAGTTATTTTCTTTTTTTCCTCTTTTGCTGGTTTTAAATCATTAGCAGGAGTATCTTTTTTAGATTCTGGGGGGTCTTTGACAGGGGCTTTATTATTATATTCAGGTTGATCTGTTCTTCTATTAGTCATTTTAATAATAGATAACTTTTCTTTCTTTGTTATTCTATCATCAAAATTAATTATATAATCTCTAACATTTCTTACTATAATGGTTGGTAATCCTTCAAAACTATCTTTAAATTCTTTAGCATTATATCCATCACGAAATAATTCACCTTTTTTATAGACTTTTACCCATCTATAATATTTATCTTCAAAAATTTCATATGTGTATGTAGAAGAAGAGGAATTTATTTTTGAAGATTCAGGTTTGGGTTCTGGTTTGGGTTCTGGTTTGGGTTCTGGTTTGGGTGGCACTGGATCTGGTATTCCTAATGAATTAATTTCAGTCATATTTTGTAATTCAGGAGGATAACTATCTTTAAGTGCTGTTTTAGCTATACGTAATAGTGTTTCTTTTCCAGCTGTAGAGGAAGAGTTAGTATATATTTTACTTCCATCCCAAAATACTGTAAGAATAAGATCAAAACCAGATTTTGTATATTGATATGTAAATGGCATTATATAGTAAAATTATTTTTTGAAGTAATATCTTTAAGTAAATCTCGTAATGTAGATAAACTAGCAGCTAATTTAGTTCCAGCAGCATTTACTCCTACTAAAGGAGCACCTGGTAAAGGAGTTACAACTGATGTTAAGTCTGTACCTAATGTTGATAATATACTTATAAGTTGTCTAAGTAATTCTGTTGTTTTATTTCCTAATAATAATGGTTCTGTTGGTTGTGTATTATCAGGTTTAGTTCCTAACCATATTATAGGAGAATTTAAATGTACTCTTCTCCCAGCATTATGATTTATAATATTATTAGTACTAAGTTCAATATTTGTTTTAGCAAATATCATTACTTCATCTTTTTTAGAATTTAAAGTAACTCTATCGCTATTTAATATTATTTGAGATCCATTTTTATAAATATTTGGAAATTTAGGTTGTGTTAATGGATTTAAAGTAGTAATTATATCTGGTGTTAGGATAATTTGTTGAGTAGATGTCATATATATAGATGACATTTCTTTATCTATTTCTTCAATATTGGGTGTTAAAGATTTTTTATTTGTAGTTACATATCCATTTACTAATATGGTAATAGGATCACCATCATTTCCTATATTACTCCATTCATTTATATCTGAATGGGATTTTACTGTACTTCCAAAACGTATACCATTTCCTTTTCTACCTTGATATATTCTATCTCCTTCAAATGAAATTAAATTTCTAACATCAGCGTTTTCAGAAAATGTTTTACCTAAACTATCTCCTGATGGTGCATTTTGTTGTCCACTATTCCATAAATTAATAACATTAGTATAATATTTTTGAATTGAGGTATTACTTACTTGACTAGTAGGAGCAACTGAATCTACAAGTTGAACTATTTCTCCTACTAAAGGATAATTTTGATTACTAGCATGAAGTGGTTTAGCTATTTTACATTTAGTTAAATCAGTAGTATCTATATTTTTATATTGACTATAATCCTGATAGAATATAGTACCTATAGATTTCCATCCACCATTATTATCAAATAACTCTTTAGTAGGCGTATTTTCGGTAGTAATTACTCCAAATACTTTACCCATTTGAGGTTTAATAACAGGAATTTGAGTTTTTTTACTAGTTGCTACTAATAATCCACCTAAATTTTCTCTTATTCTCATTTATTTTCGATTTGGTGTTGTATAGTTTCAGTTTGTTCTAGTAATTTATTTCCTTCAATTTGTATAGCGCGTTGTTCTTCTAATAATAATTGCATTTCATCTGGATTAAAAAATGAATCTGCGTTATTATTATTAGCTGTTGATGCACGTTGTGCTATACCTGCCATTTTAATTAATTGATCATTATTTTTTACATTAACATCAATTAAATCTTTAACAGTAGGCATTAACATTACAGCAGAACCTGCATTAGATGATGCTAATGGTTTTAAAGCATCAATTAATTCATTGATTTGTTTATCAGTATCCTTATTATTGCGGTGTATCTGTTTAAATAAATCAGATAAAGACGTACTACCAAATAATGTTACGTCATCAAAATTAGCCATAGCTTGCGTTTATTAATAAATATACGTACTTAATTTCTTATATATCCGTATTGGTAATATTCATTATATAATTTAGTACGTAAACTATCTAGTTTTTTAGTTACTTTAGTAATTTGGGGAGTTGTAGTATCTGTAATTTCACGAATATAGATATATAATGCTTTTTTATTAAATATATCTAATGTTTCACGTTTACGAAATAATTCCATAATAGCATCTGCTGTTTTAGCATCTTGAAATTTAGGAAATATATTATATAAATACTTATCTACGTATCGTATGTATTGATCTATGAATGTATTTGGATCTTCTCGTTCTTCTGCTGTGCGGATAGTATCATATAAGATAACTTTATCGTCGTCTATTTCTTCTACTTCAGCATGTTCCTGGAGTTTTTTATAATTATTATTATTATAGACGATTAGGTAGCGTTTAGCAATAGTGCCGAAGTAAGAAAATGCTTTACCTTTAGATTGATCGTATAAGTGGAGTTTCTCAAGTAAGAATGTTACTACTTCATGTTTTAATTCCTCAATAGTATCTGAATCAGTATAATAAAACTTAAATGTATGAATTATATTTTCAGCTAATTTATAGAAAGCGTACTCAATACGCTCCCTATAAAGCTGATTGCGAAATGATTGATCTGAGGAGTCTAGATACTCTATAATTGCATTATCAGTATCCTCAGTAAAATAAATGCGAGGTTCTTTTGGTCTACGTTGACGAGGTTGTCCACGTTTATTTAATGCTACTGTTCCAAATTCACTATCTAGAAATACGTTTACGTCTTCTTCGTAATATGACATATTATTAATTGTTTATTGACAATATAATAACAGGAAATAACGTAACCAAATTAATTTTTATTATTAAATTGATTTAAGATAGTTTGAATTTCTTTTATATTTCTAAAGAACGTACCTACTTCATCATCCGATTCAAAAGCACCTCTATTATCTAATTCCTGAATGACATTATTAGAATCGTTAATAACAATACTAATAGCGTCTATATATTGTTGTTGATTAATCAATACTTTTTCTAATTTAGTATTTTTTCTAATTATTAAATAACCAGCAATACCGATTATTTCAATAACGTGTACTAATACTACCCATAACATTATTTGCATATTTTCTTATTGAGGTCTAAATTGTTGATCAAATTCATCCGGTTCAACGGAAATTATTTCTCTAATTTGTTCTAATGTTTCTTTTAAAGAATCAATAGATTCAAGAATTTCATCTTGACTTACATTTCTATTTACTTGTATCTTAATACGATTAATAGCAGTATCCGTCGCTTGTAGTTTATCTAAGACGTTGTTTTTATATCTCATAATATATGTTTATATATAAATATACGATTCTTTATGTTCCCATTATTTATTTTCTCTCTTCTCTCAAACATTTTATTCAAACCGCTTGTAATATTAAGTTAGTGGAAAAAATTCTGACATCCAAATAAAGTAGGGCAACTCTTTCGAGCCGCCCTAAAATTATATTATATATTAGTAATTATTTATAACCACCAATACCTTGTCCTTTAGTATTTGCACCTGTTACTCTTTCCATTGAATCAACACCTTCACCAGCAGCAGCTTGTAAGGCTTTCTTAATTAATTCCATTTTAGAACCAGCAGTAACACCGTCTTTTTTAAATTGTTTTAATTTTGCAATTGTCATAGCAGCAGTAGCAGTACCAGCAATACCGAATAAACCAGCTAGAGGACCTAATACATCCTTATACATCATTACCCATTGAAGAGCATCTGCGATAATATTTTCATTCAATTGTTGTCCTTTCATTTTACCCAATTCTTCACGAATGATTTGTTTCAATTGAGTTTTAGTTATTTGTTGTCTCATTTCTTTAATTGTGTTTATTTTAGGGGATTTATTTAAAATTGATTTTACAATATCATTATCAGATTCATTTTCAATATCAATTTCGAAGTAACCTTCATACTTATTATCGATTATGTCGTAGCTATCAATATGGATATCTTGTTTTTCAAGACGATTTAAAAATGCAGCTTTATCTTCTAATTTGATCTTGTAATGACTCATTGCTGATGATAAATATATCACAAATATAGAAACCTAAATAATTCATCACAGACTTTTCTCCTACTCCTCTCCGTATATACGTTTTTTTATTAATATCTTCATACAAAAACTATACCATATTCCATGTAATATAACAAAAGACATAAATTGAAATAAGTCAATGCCTTTTACTTCTATCATATGATTGTGAAATAAAATTAAAGATAGCGTACCTAATAACATTATTGAAATCTTAAATATTTTCATTGTTTGCGATTTTAAAAGCGTTGATTTATATATTTAACGGTGCAATTGTATATTTTTTTCCAATTTGATTTACAACATCAATTGCCTCTTTAGAATGCATATGAAACATTTCTCTATTTTGAGAAATACGAACCGCATCTAGATATACATGTATTTCTTGTTCTAATATATAGGAATTAAAACATCGGAAAGAATAAACAGGTAACCATGGTGTAGGAACACCCGTAGCACCTGATATTTCTTTAGCACGCGTATCGACATCACGTATAGTCATACCAATCTTAACCATACCAGGCATAGAAATATTAGCTAATACATAAACATATTCGGTGGGGGTGGGATTACCATCTTTATCAAATGGACTATCTTGATAGTAAGTAACAGACTCCCACCCAGGTTCATTAGGTATTGGGATTAGGGTAAATGCTGTTGCTTTTTGAATAATTTGTACGGGTGTGTACTTATTAGTATCAAGTACCTTATAGTAGTGGGATTGTTCGTCTGTTAAACGTTTCATAACTTATTATTTTTGCTGGGTATTATGGTTCGTATTCGGGTAACTATATTACCATCCATTAAATGATGATGTAGGACCATTCCATTCGATAGGAGGCTGGATATTAGGGTTAAGAGTCGGTGTAATGACACTACCACTAGCTACGGCGTGTTGATATTGTTCAACGGTTAATCCGTATTTTGCGGCACTACTATCATGTATGCGTTTAACATATTCCTCAAACGCTAATTTAGTCAATAATATCTCTGTTGGTATCATGGTTTTCGATTTGTTTTTTTACTTCTCTAAAATATTTAAAACGTTCTACATTTCCTTGTTCTCGACTTTCGTCAATTAATTCGTTAACTACTAGCAAAGAGCAATTAATTACTTTTATTTTATCGTACTTAGATAAATT